CGTGATGCTTCAAATGCATCAAGAAACACACGAGCGACCTTACGGGTTACGTTACTATTTAAATTATTGGACATTTCCTCACCTATTCAAATGTTGCCCCCTTCGGCCCTTTCGGTTTGACCTGTACGCCTGATGGCTGAGGTCTACGGATTGGATCAGGAGCGTTAGTAAACTTTGGTTTAAGGGCAGCAGCCTTCGACTTAATCTCGGTAGCAATCATAACCGCAGCCCTGGTTGGGTGCATGTTCCGCAGGTTGTCCAAAAGACCAATGTTCTGCGAAAGATACTTGGTGATCAGTGGGCCGTGATCATCCTCTAGGATGTATTGCACCAATGAGTCCTCAATTCCAAACTGACCTACAATCGATCCTGCTGCCTGAAGTTCTTCGGCTTTCACTCCAAGGGTTTTAGCCCTCTGAGCGTAGCTTTGTACCTTCTCAACTAAAACCTCTTGCTGCTTTTGTGCTGCCTCCTGAGCTATTTGCATCTGCTGGTTTTGCAGCATTTGCATACGAGCATCATAGGCAGCAGCGGATATCAGTGCCTGCTCTCTGTGCATGATCTGCCGCTTATACTCTTCGTCAGAGACAGCAAACGGGTCAGGCAGAGCCGGTACGTTAGGCCGCGACTGAGTTACAGGACGCTCGATTTCTTCTAGGCGCTTTCGCAGTTGTTCCGCTTCTCGCTCCATCTCTCGGAGCTTAAACGTCTTCTTGCCAATCGCTTCGTCAAAGATGCGTTGCTGCTTCTCAGTAAAGATAGGTTTATCGTGAGTCTCCTCACTATCCGTTGACGATTCGGAATCTTCCTCAACATCTTCTTCAGTGTCGGGTTGATCTTCAGTTTCGTTAGTTTCAACTGGCTCCTGCTCTTGTTCTTCAGGAGTGTCATCAAAATCATAGTCCGCTGGTTGCGTCATAGTTTGCCCTTATAGGTGAGATGCCCAGAAAAGGTCTGGTGGCCTTTATATATCATTTCATATCTTAGCTAAAATTGTCAATAAGTGGCTAATTTCGCCAACTAATCAATTCGACTCTGTTCATCTTCTCGCTGGATATTGCGTAATGCTGACAATCCAATGGTTGCCCCTGCTGCTCCTGCTAACAGGTTGGCAGAGCCTCGCATAGCTGGGTCAAAGGCAGCATTGACTGAACGGATGTTAGAAGGATCAAAGACGGTATATATATCTGAAACCTCTTTGGTTTTTAGGTTTCCAGAGTCCCATAAATTTCTCATAATTACCCCGTCATACTTGCCAGACGCAGCAACCTTTTTTGCCAGATCGTTGGTACTCATGTACAGCATTCGCTCGTTGCCGTCTCTGTCAAAATTCTGGCTTTTTGGATAGTTTATTGGATCAACATCATTAAGCGCACTGTGGGGAACAGGAAGCTGACTCCATCCATGATTAGCGGCATCAATTACAAACGGGTTTTGCATTCTTAATTTCGCCGGTATTATGTTTGCTGCGCCAGCTCGTGACCTGCTTTGCCCTGTATAACTACCAGCAACTCTTGGTGAGCTGCTAAATGTGAATGCACCAGGAGGCGCATCAGTCTTTCTGTATTTTACCTGCTGCGAAACATCAAATTCTGGTATGTCTTGTCGAGTTCCATGATAAACCGTTTCTGGTAGGAATCTTCCTTCGTCAGCCCTCTGCATCCTAGCATCAGTGGACATATCCATAGCGCCTTCTAATGGACTTGTAGCGCCTCTTGCCGCCCTTGCCGCAGCATCGCCAAACCCTTCAACAATGTCTCCAGCAGCCCTTCCAGCTTTTACTAATCCGCCAGCCAGAGGCAGCACACTAATACCACCTAACGCCATGCCAAGCAGGTCATCATCACGCCTTGCTCGTTCAAAGTCTCTAAACCCTTGCGCTGTACCAATGCCTGGCGCAAACCCCATGCCTATGTCAGCAAGCGTCTCACCCAAGCTCATATCCTGTGGCGCGTCTAATGACGTAAACCTTCGCGCTCGATCAATCATTCCCATGTTCTGCGGTACTGGTGCAGTAGGCATCTGACCCTGCTGTGAGAGGATGCGATCCATTGCGCTTGGTAACAATGTGCGTAGTGCTGACTCAGCCATGATTAATACTCCTCGTCCTCTTCTTTTGCTTCCCAAGCCTGACACACTCGCAGGTTGTGGCAGACGAACTCAAACTTGGTGCAGTAGCCTCGACCACCGCCGTCCGCGTCATACTCATCCTCTGGTACTACTTCCATCATCTCCAGCTTCTCAGGAGAGTTGTTGAAGTATTCGCAGTTGCCACACATCTGTCTGCGAGCCTCTGCCGGCTTTACGCTCCACGCCCTAGCCATCATGCGGTAGTAATCAGTGTTGTCGGTGATTGTTTCCTCTGGGCCAAACTTCCAGTTCTCAATCACGTTGGCTCGATTAGCCCTGTTGGTCTTAGCAGTGAATGGCTCTTCCTGCTGGATAATGATGGTCATGCCTTCTAGTGGGTTCACTTGTTATCTCCTGAATGGTGTCAGCGCACTGACCAGTTTCATCTCGTTGTCGATCTGCATACCCTGCACCTGTACGCTATCCTTGTTGATTCTAGCCCCAGCCTCCTGCGCCTTGATCTGTGTATTCATGCGCTGAGTTTGTGCGTTGAATGTTTCAAGTTGCAGTGCAGCCTGATCAGCCTGATTACTGAGTTGCATTTTCTGCGCCTCAAGTTGAATCTTAGCGGTTTCCAGTTGCAGCCTTTGAACCTCAACCTGCGCCCTCATCTGCTCTGCTTGCGCCTTAGCCATCTCAGCCTGAGCCAGTACCATTGCTGGGTCTTGCTGCTGCTCCTGACCCTGTGCGCTCTGCTGTAGCTGTGCGATCTCTTGCTCAGTCATCTGTGACTGCGGTATCAGACCCTGTGACATCATCTGGAGACGCTTGCGCTCACCAATCTGGGTAGCTGCACTCGTTGGGATAGCGTTAAGCAGGATGTCGCCAGCCATGCCAATGATTGACGGATCGACCTTGGCAATCTCAATGATTGTCTCAATGGTTTCCTGCTGACGGTTGCGGAACGATGCGCCAGCTCGACAGGTAACACTGTACTGACCCTTTGTAAGATCGTTCAGGGTAATGATCTCACCTGTCTGGTTGTCAATGACTGGCTCGTTTAGAACCTGCATTTCTGTTGAGCCATCTTCATAGAGCAGCCTGACCGTTCTCTGCGCGTCATAAACCTTCGGGATAGCCTTAACCAACAGATCACCAGTGGCCGCAATAGCAGACTCAAGCGCCCTGAAGTATTTAATCGTGCCGTTGTCGCCCTTGCTCTGGAGACGCTCGATTGCCACACCTGATTGCAGGCCAGGGTTATCGCCCATGTTGGCAGCAAACATGCCAGCAGTCTGACCAATGATCTGGCGCATTGACTCGGATATTGTTCTCAGTCCTGGGTTAACTTGTGCGCCCCCCTGCTGCTGTGGTGCGCCTGGCATCTCTGGATCGTTGTTGTAGAACTGCACTGGATCAGAGTTGGTGTTCAGGGTAGCCAGTGTGTCTTCATGCCCAGCAGCCTGAGTAAGCGTCATCCAGTATTTGGCTCTTGGAGCTAATGCGCCCTCCTCGATCTCTCTGGATAGGCTGTAGTTCAACACACGCTGTGGATCAAGTAGCTTTTCAACAACACCCCAATAGATGGTCTTGTTTTCAACGATCTTGAAGTTGCCGTAAACAGGGATGATTGGGATGCGATCAAATATGGTTTCTTCTTTCTCTTCTAGCCAGTCGGTCTGATCAAAGAAGTGCGAACAGACAACAGTCTTGTAAGCCTCACGCCGTCTGACCTCTTCGATGCCTAATGCCGTTAGCTCGTCCTTGACCTTTTCATAGTCATCGTCAATAGAGTAGACAGCGCCATTGCTCATCAGCACAAGTTCACATGCCTGCTGCTCAACGTAGAAGAGCTGCCCTACAACGATGACCTCAGCCTTGTCATAGTATGCATCTCCCTCTCTGTCGATTGAGACGGATGCCTGAGAGCCTTCTGGGTATCGCTTCATGTATTCGTTAGCTGACATAGCATGGAGCAGGAACCCGTACTGAGCGTCAGACTTGTCTTGCAAATACGCAGCAGGGTCAAACCATACCCTGTCAATGAAGTTAGCCACTGGCTCGATTACTAGGTCTTGGTCAAACGATTGTGGGTCAGTGTACTTGTGCGACACCATCCAGCCATCGTAGCCAGCCGTTGCCATGCCGCGACCAGCGTTGATGTAGATGTCCTTGGCTCGACTCATGGCCTCAATGTTTCTGACCAAGCCATCAATGACCATTGCCGTTTCTTTGGATGCTGGGCCAGACATTGGGCTGACCTTGATGTCAAAGTCTGCCTGCTCAATCTCAGCAGTCACTTGATCGACAATCGGGTTGACCATGTCAAAGGTGTATCTTGGCTTGCCGACATTGTTAGTCCACCAATAGGGTTCCCACTGGCCGTCACGCTTATCGCAAAAAAGGTTGGCCTCACGCGCTTTCTCACGGTTATCGTGATCAGCCTCCTGTGCGGCAGAAAGTAAGTTCAGGACTGTTTGATGACTATCAAAGTCGATCTGGTAATCAGTCTCTGTGTATTTAGCCATTATGACCACCCTTTAAATTTGATCGTTGCGACCTTCTCCAGCTTTGGCTTTGGTCGGTACATTGCCATCATTAGTGCATCACCCATGTTAGGTGACGGAATCTCGTAAGGCTTCTTAGCCATCTCAATCTTGCTCATAATCTGTATTTTACCACTATTTGTACGTTTAAGCGGTATCCTGCATACTTCTGAGCGTAGCTGATCCAGCTTGTCAATGCTTGATGACAAGGAGATCATCTCATCAGGATCAATGTACTGCCCCTTCGATACTGCACGATGGGTGGCCTCGAACCTGCTTCGTAGCCTCCACCAATACTGCGCTCGCCTGTTGGTAAAAGTCTCACGGTTAGACTTTGATCGCTGTACCCCGCCCTCAAACGATGCTGCTTCAGGGTCTTCTGGAGACTCTGAGCCTTTATACATCACATATTCAACCTTCTTGTTCTCTAACGCAGCATCAACCTGGCGCTTCAGACTTACACCCAATCCATCACAGTCCCAGACAAAGTAGTCAGCACGATCACTGAGTGCTAAGTCTAACGCCCAGTCCATGCCATCAGCAGACTCGCCTGTAACCTTCTCAGTGACGTTTAAGACTACGTTGCCATGTCTGACTGCGTAACCCTTCGAGTCGCCACCAGTGTCGCTAGGATCGTGACTAGCAATGATTGCGCCCTCTGCCTTCCATCCCAGCTTGATGTGAGCATCAATGGCAGACTCAAACCAGTCAACAGGTATGATCGTGTCCTCGACTTCATCGTAGAACTCACCAAGCCAGATGTGCCTGTATAAAGCTGTCGTTAGGTTAGCCTGGTCGTATGCTCTCTCTTGCTCAAGCACTGCTGGGAAGAATGGATTGTCGTTAAAGTTGATCCAGATGATTAGGTGCATGTCATCTTCGTAATAGCCTTCTGACCTAAGCTGCTTCTCGAAAGGCTTGATGAACCTTTGGCTGAACGGGTCAGCTATTGATCTTGGGTTAGCAGTCATCCAGATTTCAGAGTCTTCTACCCGCAGCGTTGGCGTTAATGCCTTGAGACTGTCAGAGCTGATGGTCTGAGCCTCTTCTACCCAGAACCTCTTGAAGCCGTACATGGACTTGATGCCTTCAGGGTTTCTTGCCAGACCTCTGAACTTAAATACATCCTCACCGCCATACTGTATTGCGTTAGCCTGGACGTTGAAGCCTTGCAGCCCTAGGCGCTCAATCTCTCCGCTTAATAGAGAGAGTACCGAGTCATCCATTGTTACTTGGTATTCGCGGAAGCAGGCTGTCTTGATGCCTTTGGTCTGAGCATCCATTAAACAGATGTCGCCAACCGATTGGCTTTTGCCTGAGCCTCTTCCACCTATGAGAATCTTGAACCTCTTAGGCTTGCTGATTAACGGTAGTAGTTTACTTGGCAGTGTCATTTCGGGCATCGACAACCCTCACTGTCCACTCAGTTTTAATTGATCCACCGTCTGCGCCTGTAAGCTCCTGCTGGATACGCTCTGAGTAACCATGCTTGGTCAGTATCAGCTTGGCAATCGTTGGGTTTAGGTCACCAGTTAAGCTGCCATTGAGCAGTTTTCTTTCCTGCGCCCTGAGACATTGTGCAACGATGTAAGAAAATTCAGGCTTTGATGGGTCGTTTGCCCAGTCATGCACGGTCTCTCTGGTTATTTTTAACTCAATGGCAAGCCCTGCCATTTGCGGTATGACATCACCACACTGTAGGTAACCACCGTCAACATAGGCTTGTGCCTTGACCAAGATGTCATCAGTGTATTTGCTAGGTCTTCCTGCTGGCATTACTCGTACCGCGCTGCTTTTGGCTTGGACTTCTTTGCCACGCTCAGGGCTATTGCAACAGCCTGCTTCTGTGGCTTGCCAGCAGCCATCTCTGTCTTGATGTTCTTGCTGACCGTTTTCTTACCGTAACCCTTTTTCATTGGCATACATTACCCCTATTAAAAAACGCCCCATGTTTCAGGGGCGATAAAGGAACCACACACACAACAGGATATGCCAGTCGGATTCTGGCCTCCTGATTGTACCTTAAATCTATTAACGTGAATAGGCGTAGACCATTGCACCCATTATCAACTTTGCTTTAAATAAAATCTATTGATCATCCATTCATCAATACAAACTATTGTGTATTACTTTGCGCTACTGTATTGCACTAATTAATGCACTTGATTATAGTTACTACATCGGCGGCGATCAACGCGGCCTCTCTCGGAGGGTTTTGGCATGACAATCACACAAGTTGTACTGCACAGTGGCTTTGCAAAGGTGCATTACTCAGATGGCGGTCGCCTGATCGTTTCAACAAACGAGGCGCTTAAACTCGCCAGCCAGTACACAGTTCCGGTCATTAACGCATAATAAACCACGGCCACGGACGGCTACACACTGAGGATAAACCATGAACGATAAAGCAATCTCAGCCACCAGCCTGCGGATGCCTGACGGCCTTCTGCGCTTGCTTACCAAAGCAGCTCACAAGTGTGAGGTATCTCGCACTGAGTACATCAACCAGGCTCTTCTAGAAGCCGTTAACAAGACTTTAGGAGTCAGCAATGAAAGCAAAAACAATTGATATGCTCTGCGGTATCGCTACCTGCATTATCTGTGCAGGAATGTTCATGCTGCTGCTGCTGTGACTATCAAGATCGTAGTTCCGGTTTCTGGCGGCAAGGATAGCCAAGCCTGCCTGAAGATGGCTGTCAGCGAGGTTGGCGCAGATCATGTTCTTGGGCTGTTCTGTGATACGCAGTTTGAGCATCCGCTGACGTATGCTCATGTTGAGAAGCTCAAGACCCTGTACGGTGTCAGGATTGAGACTGTCAATAACGGCAGCGTTGATGAGAAGGTGTTAGCCAGAGGCCAATTCCCTGGCGGCATGGCTCGGTTTTGCACAAGCCTTTTAAAGCTAACGCCATCTAAACGATTTTATCGGGATTTGGCAAAACAGCAGGGCGGGTTCCAAGTTTATTATGGCATGCGAACAGACGAGTCCAAAGACAGGTCGGTACGTTACGCAAACAGCACACATGAGGAGTTATACGCTCCGCACGAATTTATGCCAACAGCCTACCCCATGTCGCTCGTTAAGATGGGCGTATGGTTTAAGGTTCCAATACTTAATTGGACTACTGCTGAAGTGATGGATTATATCGGAGCCGACAGAAACCCGCTGTACGATCAGGGCATGACCCGCGTAGGGTGCTTCCCTTGTCTTGCTGCTGGTGATCGGGCAAAGGAGCAGGCGTTTGGGCATGATGATTTTGGTCGATCACAGCGGATCAGAGTGAAGAACCTTGAAGACCAGATCGGGCGCAGCGTGTTTAACAGTGCAGGAGGCATGCAGCGCAACAACCCTGACCAGATAGGTCTATTCGATAACCCTGGCTGCGGTGTTTGTAATATTTAAAAGTGCGCTGGCTTATGGCTGGCGCATATCAAGCCATTTTGTGATTCACATCTTTCAACAATTCTTCATAGTCTAACCAATGAAAGTGTCGCCTCTTACCGCCGCTTTGCATCTTAATTTTGTGGGCAGGGATTGGCGCTGAAAAACAAACCCCTAAGTTGACTTGATGCTTGAACCTGTATCCAGTTTTTGCGCCAGTCAGGTAACAATACATGTTATGCGGCAAATCCCATTCATTGCATTTATTGCATCGTCTCATTCTAGGGTTTCCGGTTGCCTCTAACGCTTCAGCCCTTGTTTTTAGCATTTCGCTGTATGCCATATCCTCACAAATAACCAAATTGCTGGTCTCTGGAGACAACTTATCCCTCCCGGTGAACGTCACAATCGCGCCTTGAGGAATGGGTTTCCCAAGCGCTTTTTCTGCACGTGCGACATGGCTGTAAACTTGTTCTCCGTTTATTGTTATCTTTTTGTAACCATGACTGCTTATTGTAAAGGTTCCTTTTTCCCTTCGGATATTTTCTAAACGCCCGTATCGTTTTAGCCGGAGATAATGTTTCTCACAAAACCCTTTAGTTCTTGAAGGTCTTTCACAATCTTTATGACTGCATATTTTTTTTGATTTGACATTCATAACCGCAATTCCTGTGTAATTTTTTTAACAATCTACTAATTTAAAGATCGTTGGTAGGCTTTAACTCTGCCAGCTTTGCTTTGTACTCTGCCTTGATCCTCTTGGCATCCTCAATCGTAAACCTTGCCTCGCTGTTATCGCACTCAATCCTGTCCACTTCTGCCTGTCCTATTCGATTCAGCAACTCACGCCGGTAGGTGATCAAATTGCCTGATAAGTGGTTGTTGCATGTAGCGCACTGGAGCCAGACTTGAGTTTCATCAAACCTGAGTTGCGGAGCAGCCTTGCGGGTTCGATAGTGACCTGCATGGTACTGAATGTCCTGCTTTGTAGTGCCGCATGATATGCAACCCAGCCCATGATCTCTTGCCCTGATGTAGGCGTTAAACGCTGTCTGAGCCTCTGTCAGCCATTCTGTCTTGGTCTTAATCTTGTCCTTTCGAGCCTTGGTTTGTGCTTTGCAAACTTTCTCGTGCTTTTTTTGTATCGCGAGTTTTCCAAACTCCAACGCACATTCCTCGCCGCAGCAACCGCGCTTCTGGTAAACAGTTTCTGACTTAGCAAAGCTCGGTATATGTATCTTGCAGGTGCGGCACTTTCTCACTGCTGCTTGCTCGGCCACAAAGGCAGTGTGATCCCATGATGACCTGAGAACCGGCTGTGGATAACTTCGTAGACCTGATTGTATTCTGGCCTGTATGCCTCAGTAGTGGATTGTTTGCCAATGATGGCCTCTTGGACTGGCCTCCATATGTTTTCTTTTACCGTGTGCTTCGACCAGGGTATAGTCCACTGCTTACCAGTTGGCAGGCTGACCACCATCTCAAGCCCTGCGTTGTTTAGCTCAGTGGCTACCAGCTCACACCATAGGTGCAGGCTGGCATTCTGTGTATCGGTTCGCTGTTGACCAGTTGACCATTTAAATCTGACGTACTTGTGTTGCCGGTAAAGCTCTGCCGCGTGAGTCAGAAAGCCACCAAGTTTATTGTCG